CGGGTGAACTCTGGGGGGTAGAGGTCTCCCCTCGTGGACGCAATTTGCCCTAATTTTACAAATGTTGGACCAAGATCGAGAAGTTGATCTTTCGTCCACCTGCCAAGCTCCGCCTTGTCTTCCACAAAACGCTCTTTCCACAAAAATTTGGCGGCAAACTTCCAAGTCTTTACCTTCTGTTGAGTTGGTTTTGATAAAGGTTTGATCACATTGCACCTAACACTCAACATACATACAGTAAAGAGATATTTTTTAAATATCTTAAAGTGTCTATGGGAAGTGTGTGACTCGTGGAAATTTATATGTCAACTAAAAGTAGAATGAAGATTCATATCATCGGTGCAGGACCAACGGGGATGTCCCTCGCTTGGGAGATTCTTAAATCAGGAGAATACCATGATATAACTATTTATGACCGAAAGACATCGGCTGGTGGTTCATGGTGGGAACCCGAAATTGGTGTGAGGGATCTCCATGCACATCGAGTCTTATTTGACACCTTCTACAATACACGTTCATTATTCAATGAAATGAATATAGAATGGGACGACATGTTTGAACCAGTAAATGATAAAGGTGGTCGAAACTTTTTATTCAAGTCATTGAGTGTGAGTGACTATGGGTCTCTTATGAAACTTGTAATGAAAGTAGTATTCCAACCAACCAAGTACAAGGAAATAAGTTTTAAAGACTCTATAGGAAAATTAAGTGAAAATGGAGAAAAATGTCTAAAAAACCTACCTCTTATAATGGATGGTGTAACATGGAACACAATGTCTGCATATGAATTTGTTCAAAACTTAAATCATGTAGCCCTAGCCAAACCATATACACAGAAAGTTTCAGGTAAAGTGATGGGTGATGCGATGGAAGAAGCACTCACGGAGGAAGGTGTAAATTTTGTATTTGGAACAGAAATGAAAGACATCGAATACCAAGAAGACAGTTACAAACTTACATTTTCAAATGGAACTGTCATTGACGATGGACAACTATTTTTGTGTATTGATAATAGCCCAGCTTTAAAAGTCCTTGGAGACAACTGGGGTCCGGATGCTGATAAAAAGGTTAGAGAAAGTACCTATGGAGCTATAAATGTTCTCTTAGATTACGACGACCCAATCACTTTGAAATCTGATTTAGAAATTGCATCTGAAACAAAATGGAATTTACAACCCAGAGTTTTATCGGATGGTAAAACTGTATCTTGTGTCATATGTAACCTAACACGTGAAGTGTTGTCAAACACACCAGAAATGTTAAAACTTGAGGTGATTGATCAGTTGGGTATATCCTCCCCAAAAACAATTAGAATTGGGTGGGGTGCAGACTGGAGTGAAGAAGATGGTTGGACTTTCTCACAATCTTCCGGGGTTCTCAGTCTACATGGACAACTTCCGTTTTTTGGAAAATGTTCAAAAGTTGCGATGTGTGGCATGATGTCACCCAGAAATACCCCGTATTCAAGTATAGAATCAGCTGTAGAAGTTTCTAGAACACTCAGTCACGAATATTTCGGAACTAGAAAACCAATCAAACCATCTACTTTGAGTCAACGTATATTACTTTTGACAATGATACTTATAGTTTTAATTTTAATATATCGTAATAGAAATCAATGAAGTTTTTAGCTTCTGTGTATGAACCAATGTATGAATATAATAGTAAAAAGTATATTCGTATTAGAATTCCACCCGCACTGGTGACGCGAGTCAATGATACTCAAATGAAAATGAATCACCTTCTCACGAATTCTAATATTGATAATCCTTTGGAAGGAAGTATTCTCAAAGTAAAAATTCCATTTAGATACAGACGGGTGATGTGTGAAATTAAGGGGAAACCCATCCAGTCCTGTGTAAGGGGGGATGAAATCAAAGTAGAAATTGAATTCAAAGGATATTGGAACGTCGGTGATTATTCGGGGTTTTCTTGGGTTCTCAAATCTTCAGAATATAGTTAAAGTTTCCACGGTTTAATTTAGTATACATGACAGTTCTCACGAGAACGGGGTACCTCGCCACAGAAGGACCCCTTCAGGAAATTAAAAAGGAGCTTACCGTAAGGCCTATAGTCAATGGAGATTACGGATTTCCGCCACCACCTTTTAAAGTTTTTAAAACGACTAAGAATGGTATCTGTGTCCCGCGCTTCTATGGCGTCTCGAAATTTGGTGAAGCGAGGGAAGATCGAAGACCTCAACCCACCCGGATTAGAACGAAGTTTGCTGGCACCCTTCGAGACGCAACACACCAAAACGATGCACTTGCTGCAGCTCTTGAGGCGGGTCATGGCGTTCTCTCACTCCCGTGTGGTTTTGGGAAGACCACCGTATCCCTGGCAATAGCGTGTAAGTTGGGTTACAGAACAATGATTATTGTTCACAAACAGTTTCTAGCCGATCAATGGAGGGAGAGAATTAAACAATTCTGTCCGGGAGCCACCATTGGTGTCGTTCAACAAGATAAGAAAGAAGTTGATTGTGATTTTGTGATCGCTATGCTCCAGTCACTATCCTTGAAAGAGTATAGTTTTGGGGACTTTGAAAGTGTGGGAACCCTCATCGTAGACGAAGCCCATCATATATGTGCCAAGGTGTTCAGTCAGTCTCTCTTCAAATTATGTCCTAAACACATCTACGGTCTATCTGCCACCCCAGAGAGAAAGGATGGTCTCACCAAAGTCCTCCATTGGTTCATGGGACCGACCTTCTTCGCCGTCGAGAGGAAAAATCAAGGACAGGTTGAAGTTTTTTCAATCGTCTATGAATGTTTCAATTACAGAAACCCACCACCCTCAATGAGAAATGGAAAAATATCAATGCCCAACATGATCACAGAATTAGTCGAGGATCGACAGAGAAATAAAATGCTCGTCGAACTTATTAAAAAAGCTTCTGCAGGAACAAGACAACTCCTAGTTTTGAGTGATCGGAGATTTCACTGTGAATTTCTTCACCAATGTTTTCCCAAAAGTTCGGGACTCTACATGGGTGGTATGAAAGAGAAGGAACTCCAAGAATCCTCCAAAAAAAAGATCATCTTTGCAACATTCAGTCAAGCCCATGAAGGACTCGATATTCCAACCCTAGACACGGTCATTTTAGCTTCACCAAAATCAGACATCACACAGAGTATTGGAAGAATAATGAGAGAAACCAAGGGTAAAAAGAATGATCCCCATATATACGACATCCATGATCCATGGTCTATTTTCACAGCAATGTACTACAAACGTATGAGAGTGTATAGACAAGGTGGTTTCAAAATTCATGGAAAGGTCACCGAAGAAAAACCAGACTTTCCTCAGGGAAAATGTCTATTTTAAATTCTACACAACTAATAAATGTCAGGTGCATTAGTCCAAATTGTATCAAAAGGAGCGCAAGACATTTATTTAACAAGTGACGAAGGTCATTCATTTTTTAGAACAAAGTTTGCGAGATATAAAAATTTTTCACAAGCCCCAAAGCTTATAAAAGAAGTTACCGAAACCGATAATTCTATTACCATCCCTGTGTATGGTGACATTATAAACGGATTGTGGTGTGAAGGAACCGGAGAAGCCAACATATCGTCAAATATTTTCTACAATTCAACGATGGATCTTTATATTGGTGGACAAAAGGTCGACTCCCAACACTATGATTACTATAATGATATTTGGCCAAACTACCTAGCTGATACTTGGACTAAGTCTCAAGAAATAAACGTCAAATCCAATACAGGTAATATAGCGTTTGTTCCATTTCACTTCTTTTTTTGTGATGGTGGAGCATATTTACCCTTAATTGCGTTACAAAATCATACAGTAGAAATTAAAATTAACTTCGATACAAATTATTACAATGGAACTGTGGAACAGGGTTTAACAGCTATTCAGAAGAAAATTTCAGTATACGGCAACTATATATTTTTAGACACAGATGAAAGAGAAAGTTTTGTAAATCGTCAGATAGATATGATGATTACACAAGTTCAAAGGATTGAATATCCTATTGATTTTGCTACGACTAACAATAATAGTCTAGACATCTCACAATTTAATCACCCGGTTAAATCTTTATTTTTTGGATTTGGAACTTTAGATGATGATAATATTACAGATAGATTTACATTTGGAACCGCGGATATTCAAATAAACGGGACAGCTTTATTAGAGAATATGTCCCCTATGTATTTCCACACAGTTGAAAGCTATTTAAAATCTAAGTTTGCACACATAGATTTCAGAGCTGATAGTAAAACGATGTTGTATACCAGGTATTTCGCATTTCATTTCTGTATGAACTCATCTGAATACAGTCCCACTGGAACCTGTAATTTCAGTAGACTGGATAACGCTAAAATGATTATAAGAAATGCTGAAAAGGGATCAGCTAGAACAGATACACATATATTTGTATACGCACTAAATCATAACATTCTCAGAATACAAAACGGTATGGCGGGCATTTTATTCGGCAACTAATATAGAGATGCCCCGTGTTCTTATTCTCACTGACCAGATTTTTACAAGTAAACTCGATGTTCCACCAAAGAAGGTAACCCCAGATCTCCCAGACCAAGCAGCGGCGGGTGGTATTAATATGGGTAAAATTAAAACAGAAGAAGTATCGGCAGATAACTCAGCTATTATTCATGCGGATACAACTGAAAAGGGTGTAGGTGAACCCGAAATAGAGCGCCTCGTTATACAGGCGGGACAAACTTCAAATTCGGCTACTTCAAATGTATCTGAAATTTCTATGGGTGGTTCAAGCTCCAATGTCGAAAACCAAAACATTACAATAAAAACACAGGGAACCGAACGAGTAAAAATTGATTCTGATGGTCATTCGGAATTCAAGGGTGGGATAGTGACGAATGACGGTGAGGGTGAGATGGCATGTAGACGTTACTCAAATGTAGTAACAATCGCACCCAGTGCACCAAATAAAGATATACAACTTGTATATTCAGACGCGGCATTTTATGGACGGGTAATTACCCAATTGAGAGAAACCTCGAATGTGTCGAATATAAGTACAATGATTCTCGAATTTCAAGGAGGAACAAGTAATGGTACAGAATCATCTGTTCCTATAGCCGTGGGTATCAAAAAATTATTTGGTGGCGTGAACGCGAATCCATGGAGTCCCATCGTCACAACAACGTCAAACACCGTGACTATCACTCCAGCAAATACGTCAGGAATTGGGTACTCATATGACATTTTTTCAAAAGTTCATTCCTCGTTGGGTGGAAAACTTATCAAGATCAAATCTGGTGGCACAGATTTGAAATCCTTTAGTTACTAAATTTACTTTGGGGGAAAACCCCTTAGTAGATTCATTACATTTATGCCCTGATGGAATCAGAAACGGCTAGCATAACTACGCCGATAATGAAAGCCATGATGACGTAATTCATTTCAGTTTCTTCACGCCCAACCTTTGAGTCAACCTGAGGCACAGGTTCTTCGACAACTTTCCGTTGTCGGACGGGAGGTTCTAAATCCTCCAGCGGACAATACGCTATCATTTATATATATTTAGAGATTAATTTCAGTTTTCTTTTTTCGTCGAACCCGCTTGGGTTTAGAAGAATCCACATTCACCTCCTTGACTTCACCACCCGTGGAATCTCCTGAAATAGAAATAATGTCCGAAACATCGTCCACACCGTCAAGGTTACCAGCATCCTGAGCAACCTGTGGTGTTGTGTTCATTGGGGGGGTGGGTGGCATCATAATACCACCCATCAAACTGGAAATATCAATCCCCGGACCTTTCATTTCATACTGCCCTGTCCCACCAACAGGGGCATCCACCCCACTTTCACCCGGGGAACGGGTAGTATTCTGAACCGCACTCATCATATTCTTAACGAGTTCTGGATTTTGTTTGATTACATCGTTCATGTTGGGCATCACCGACTTAAACATACTGTTTGTTAAATGGAACATCATAGCTGAACCACCCAACATCATTATCAACTTCACCTCTGGTGCAACATTTACCTTTGATCTATACTTTACATAGAGTTCCTCGAAAACAGTATCATAGTCATCTACATTCTCCATCACAGATTCAGACCAACCCTCTAGTTGAATTTCAAAGGGGTTATACCTCTTATTAAGAAATTCGAGTCCAGTCACACATGCAATTAACATTCTCCTAGAGAAACGAATAGACTGCTCCACATCGATGCTGTAGGTAATCCGTTTAACCTCAGCCCTAAGTTCTTCTATATTTGAATATGCGTTAAGACGTTTATTGACAGCAAATCCCTTCTTTTCTAGACGTGTAAGCTTGTTAAGGAGGTCAGACTTCTCTTCATCAATTGAAGTGTATCCCTTGGATGGTTGTTCTTCCTGAGAAATACCAGGACCCATTGTTGGTTCATCGTCGTAAAAATCCTCACCATAATCTATTTCTTCCTCTTCCATGTGTTGTCTCGGTGCAGTTTGTTTATTGGGATTGACAAATGCATCCATCGTTTCTTGGGGGGCAGTATTTGGAGGTCTAGTAGATGATCTGACTGGTTTTGGAACGGGCTGGGGTCTTGGAACAGAAATTTCAATCTCATCCATAAGAGCTTGTTCGTCCGCATCCAGTTTCATGACTGTTGCATTTCCACGATCGATTACAATTTCTTCATCCATCTACTCTTTATATAGAAACTAAAAAATTTACCTTTAACGCAGTTTATAAAAAAAATGTTGTTTGATTATAAATGTTTAAGTTCAATCGTACTGATCGAAATGCCCTTACCGCCATCGTGATATTATTTTTTGTTATTGTCGTTCTCAATATTATGAAAAAAACAAGTGCCTATCAGCCCAAGCCAATTGTTATTGAAATTGTCAACGACCAATCAATTTTCGATTTAGAAAATCGAATGGAATGTGTTCCTGGATCCGGTAAAGAAGACAGCCCATACACCAAAAGTTTAACACCAGGTGGATTATGTGATGCCCAAAAACTTATTGGTGAACATGCGTCTTACACAATCGTGGATGGTATTGGTGGATCTTTAATCTAAGCTTACTATAAAATGGCTTTGATCACTTCCCCAACGGAAACAATCCCAGATTTAAACTATGAATATCACACAATCACGGTTGACACAGTTGGACAGACGCCAAATTCTTTCACCTGTTATCTTAATCAACCCCTTCGTAATGTTGTCCAGGCTAGACTTTTAGCTGCCCGAATCAATACAGTAACTCCAGCAAATGGTAGTGAACACTGCTACGTGTCCATCAAAGAGTTAGACTCTATCTTTTCTGATCGAGCATCAAAAAATCCACCCCCACTCTCGGATGGAAGTATAGTCCGTAATTCTTTTGCCAGTTTAGTAACTACAGACGACACCGGTATCATTAGTTTTAGAGACAACTATCCAATTGTCACCCAATACATCGATCCAATTCGATCTATTGATCGCTTAACCATAAGCATTAGAAATGAAGATGGTGTTCTCATATCACCACCTATCCCCGCCGAAAATAACTTTTTAATCCTCCGTTTTGTGTGTAGGAAACCCAATATGTAATTTTCTCCCTTTACTATAGTATACCATGTCAGCTGGAGTTGTTCAATTGATTGCTATCGGAGCTCAGGATAAATATATCATGGGCGATCCCGAAATTTCTTTCTTTAATTCAACCTTCAAAAGACATGCTAATTTTTCACAGTCTGTCGAAAAACAAACAATCCATGGAGCAGTGAAAAATAATTCAATGTCTAGTATTCAATTTGAAAAAACTGGTGATCTATTAGGTTACGTTTACCTCACTGCCGATGATACGACTCAAAGTCAAACAATTGAGGAATGGTCAACTTTAGTTGATAAAGTTGAACTTCTCATTGGTGGGTCGGTCGTCGATACCCAAGATTCCGAATTTACCGAAAAAATTGCAATTGATACGTTCGCCACCTGTGTATCAAAAAGTGCGCTTGGTACACACCCAGGTGTAAGCGCCTCATCATATTTTTACCCCCTTCGTTTCTTTTTTTGTGAAGGTGCAAAATGTGCGTTGCCCCTAGTCGCTCTAAATTACCATAACGTTGAACTTAGAATATACTGGGGTCCAAATGCGAGTGCCTATAATATAGAACTTTTTGCAAACTATTATTACCTAGACAATGAAGAACGCGGTAACATTGCCTCTCGTAAACATGATCTCCTCATTACACAAGTTCAAAAGAATGAAGCATCAAGAACACTCGTCCAAGAAGTTACATTTAGTCACCCCGTTAAATATCTCGCATGCTCAAATACGGATGATGACGGAGCTCTGACCTCCAGGTCAAATAAAGTTAAAATGAATATTAATGGAATTGATATAGGTGATTATAAATGGTGTCAACCTCATCATGTAGATGCGTGTTCTTACTACCATACACACTCAGTAACTTCACCCGATTTTTTCTTGTATCCATTCTGTTTGTCAACAAGTTCTTTACAACCAACAGGGACTCTCAACTTTAGTAGAATAAGTTCATTTAAAATTATGAGTAAAACTCTACCAATCAACGACCCAATTTATGCAGTCAACTATAATATTTTGAGAATTGAAAATGGGATGGCTGGTCTACTATATGCAAATTAAAATACGAACATATAATAATAGTAAGTATGCAAATTTTTGTCAAGACACTTACAGGTAAAACAATAACTCTCGAAGTCGAGTCTGTTGATACCATAGATAATATCAAATCGAAAATACAAGACAAAGAAGGAATCCCACCTGATCAACAACGTCTTATTTTTGCGGGTAAACAATTAGAAGATGGTAGAACACTTGCCGATTACAACGTTCAGAAAGAATCTACACTTCACTTGGTGCTCCGTCTCAGGGGTGGAGTTAAAAATTTACCAACTATTGAACGTTCTACAAAAGTTCGTCTAGGTAGTCAGGTTAAAACACAGGATATCAAAGACCAGGCTGAACATACAATGGTCTTAAATGCTGGAAACAAACAGTTCCTAGCACCAAGATCAAATGTGGTATACGTCGCACCAACCTGCTCGATAGCTAACACAAATCCACAAGGTCATACACTGACAGTTGGTTCAAATGTTTACATAGATGATGATGGTTCAAATGTCGTGCATATTTTGGGAAACACCTATATTAGTGAAGATCTAACTGTAGGTGGAGATATACATTTCAAGGGTGATGTGACTTTAATTGCAACACAAA